AGCTAATAATTGAAATTCATTTTTAAGAGCTGAGTAAATTCTTTTATGTATAGCAGACATTGTTCTAGATCCTCTTTCAAGAAGAGCAACAGTTGTACCAACAGCTGCCTGTTGATTACCATCTCCGACTTGCATATCGGCAATCGATGCAAATCTTTGACCTGCTTGAACTACTACACCCATCAACGCTAATAAAGTTTGTGATGGTTCTTTGAAAGGTAACATCATAAATGAATCTCTTAAATTACCACCTGGTGCATCAACATCTCTGAACTCACCTGGTTGTATTGATTGAGCGTCATCTCTGATTCTGATGCCACGCATCTTGAAACCTGCTGGCAGATTAGATAACGTTCCCGCATCTAAGAGCTGTCTTAAAGCAGCGGTCGCTGTTCTAGACAGTCCACCTATCATGTGGATTAGACCGAACCCATAGAAACCTAAGCCTGGAAGAAATTTAAAATGTACAAAATATTGTATTTTATTTTTCTTCGGATCACCTACTTCGTAATTTCTTCTAATAGATAATATTTCTCTTGATCCTTCTTCCAAAGTTACAATGTATGGAAGCTTAATTCCTGATGGTTCTCCAGTTTGTGTGTTGATATCTTCAAAGCCTTCAATATCTAAATTTACATGACACTCTAGTAAAGTAAATAAATCTTCGTTTTTAGTTTTACTTACACCTTCTAATTCTCTTTCTTTTTTTTCAACATCAGATTCTTTATCCATAGGTTTTCCTATGTCTACATCTTTATAAAAACCTGCAACCTGTTGTTTGATTAAATCATTTTCAGAAATTTTTACACGATGAATAATCGCTTCCGCATCGTCTAATGAGGTAGCCGTATACGGAACGATTAAATCATCTGCAGGGACAAACTTAGATACAGCTCGTCCTTCAACCTCATCATAATAAACTTTTTTAAAAGTTGATCCTGATAAAGGTAAATGGAATAACATCGAATCAAATTCTGGTTCATACTCTTTCATTTGATCCATGATTTGGTAATTCATGAAATCTTTTACACGAGAAGCTTGTGAAACTTTTTCTGGACTTTGCATTCCTAAAATCTGTGTACTTACTGGTCCTTCAGCTGGTAATAATTCTTTATAAGCCAAAGCTTGAAACTGAGTAACAGCCTCTGCTAAAACTGGGTGTGTAGCGCCTGATGCACCTTGAAACGGTTCTGTTCTTTGATCATATTTAAATCCTAATAAATCCAACCCTTGGGTATATGTTTTTTCCCAATCTTTTCTAGACATAGAATAGTCCATGTACTTTTGATTTAAGTCAGAACCTAATGAACCTAAAACATCATCTGGTAAAAATTCTGCTAAGTTTGCATAATGGTCTTGTCCACCTTCTTGTGAACCTGCTTTCGGATCAAAATTAATATCTACTGAACCATCTTCATTTTCAACAGTTTCAATATCATCTGGTTTTTGTAATTCCGATTCTACTTCTTCTAGAATAGTATCTTCTATCTGCTCTTCTCCAGGAAGAGTGATTTCTTTTCTAGGCTCGTTTGGTAGAGCCTTGTCTATTTCTGCCATTAATTTTCTCCGTTAATTTTACAGTTTTAACACTGTTATATTTTAAATTCAACCCTTGTGACTGCGGTCCTTTTTCTGGTGGTGGTCCACTCTTTTTACCCTTAATTGCCATCTTTAAACTTTTTTATTGTGTCTGAAAATTTAGAAGGAATGCTAGATAACATAGATTCAAGTCCTTCTCTTCTCTCGGTTGCTTTTTGCAACATTTCTTTTTCATCTCCATAGCTTGTCATTTCTCTTAAAGCTAAGGGTACATTGACGGCTTTTCCTATAAGAGGATCTTTTAATAAATAAGAACCTGCACTGGCTGCGGCGTCATACACAGGTGCACCAGACAACGTACTCATTAAAAAATCTGTAGGAGCTAATGCAATTGATCCACCAGGAAATTTACTGGTAAGTGGTCTAAACAAATCCATTTTACTTTTTATACTACTTGCAGTTCTTGTGGACATGTCTTTTATTTTTTGAAATCTGTCTTGATCAGTTTTTAAATCAATCCCTGTTTTTTCTAATAATTCTAAAAGAGTTCTATTAGCACCTTTTGGATTTTTACCTAACTGAGCTAGAATATCTGGACCAATAGATTTGTAATAAGACTTCACGGCTTTTTTCATAGCTCCAAATCTTTTTGCTCTTTGCTCTTCTGTGTCTTGAGGCAACGCACTGGCTCTTGCAAAATCTGCATCGTAAGTTTTTTTTAACTTTCCTTCAGCTTTGTTTTGATCACCGAAAGTTAAGTGCACCCTAAAAGGATTTCTATCAAAACCTAAAAAATGGTGCACATGAAATACACTATCTCTGCCTCCTGGTCTAAATCCATATAATTTATTTAACTCAGTAGTTAAACCCTGTTTAACTAAAAACGCTCTTTGATCGTATGTGTTTTGAAATAATTTTGCTTCGTTTGACCCTCTGTATTTTTTTACATCTTCAAACAAACTACTTCTTTTATATTCATTGCCATCTTTATCAACAAGAACAATTTTTTTCATATCCTCTGCACGATAAGTTTTACCTCCTTCAATAGGTTTTTTGAATCTAAAGAATGTATCTATATTTGCGTTATTTTTTTCATATGTTCTAGAAACTAAATCTTTCCAAGCCGTAGCTTCAGCATTTTTACGATCAAAAACAAATTTAGGTCCATCTTTTCTTTTGTCATAATTTCTTTGTCTTTGTGGTCCTAGAATTTTTTCATCATATAATTCAGGGTTTTCTTTTTTTAGTTTTTGATTTCTAATTGCTTGCCTGGTTGATTTTTTCTTCATAAAATCTGGATCTTTCTTTTTTTGTTCATACTCATATTTGTTTTTTAACTTGATTGGGTTGTCTTTTAACTTTTCATACTCTTCTGCCCCTATCACTTCTTTATATTTTTCTGGCGTCAAGGCTCTATCTGCTGAAGAACCTTTGTATATAAAATCTTTAGGTATTAATTCTTTTGCTTGAAGTTTTCTAAGTTGTCTATCTACGTTGTCCGTATTAAACTTATCAGCTTTTTTTGGTTTGTACTTTGTGTTCATGTAATCGGCAAATTCTTTGTTGTTCATGTCAGTCTTTGCAGTTCTTTCTCTGATAAAATCTTCGTTTGTCATTGTTGGTAGATCACTGCCATCATCAAATCCAATACGTCCACCTTCTGCTTTTCTATCTAGATAATCTCCTTCAAATAAAACGTCAGCCATAAACTCTTCAAGAGTTTTACCAGTTCCTTCTTCGCCACCTGCAGCTTCAAAAAGTTTTTTAACTAATATTGTTTTTTTAGTGCCGCCATAATTAAAATCTTCTCTATCCTCAAAACCTTTTAAAGGTGGTAGAGTTTCTCCTGGATTTTCTTTTATGAATTCTTTTAACTCTTTTGATCTTTCTTGAATAAAACTAATTGCATCATCATAATCCATGACTCCTGACTCTTCAATCTTCATAAGATCTTTTTGAATAAGCTCAATCATCATAGATTTATCAAAACCACCTAATGCGCCTTTGATACGTCTATCCGTATTGTATTTAAATTGATCTTCTGTGAAAGGTTTTTTTGGAGGAACAATGTCCATGTTACCTCTAAATTATTGTAGTTAGTCCGCCTGCATTAACGCCAGCTCTTGCTTCAGATAAAATCTGACGTATGAATTCTTTTAATGGCATTGGTTGTCTACCTTGTTCTCTCATGTCATAAGCGTATTTTTCATACTCTCTCAATAGAAAAGGATCTATGTCTCCACCAGCCATTTTGATTGAAGGAGCTTTTCTTTTACCAGACATCTCATTCATCATTTCTTCTATTTGAATTATTTCATCTTCAGTTAAATCTTTTAGAGGTTTACCAAAATTATCTATTGCAAGATTTTGCATCATATCATTTCTTGTATCCATAGGATCTGGTGCTGATGCCATTTGTTTATTCTTAAGACTCCTGATGCCCGACTCCTGTCCTGGTTGAGGTGCTCCTAATTGCTTTAATAAATCTAAAAACTCTTCATTAGGCATTTCTTCCATTTCATCTGGAATATCTACGATATCATCTTCATCTGAACCTAATTTAAAATTTTGTCTCATAAAGCCTCCTCCTGCTTCGTTTTTTCTCATCATGTCAGCTTGGTCTGCTAACATATCTAAATAATCGTCATAAGCTTTTTTATAATAGCCCATTTGTTGACCTGGTGAAAGATCATCATATTCTTTACCATCATCACTGGCCATGTCAATTGCTATTTCTATAACCTTAAACTTATTCATGTTCTAATAATACACCTTTTGTTGCTTCTGTAAAGGTTCTTCCTGATAATCCTCAGGATGCTGTATTAATCCTCCCTGTCTAAATCTCATTACAGCTTGAGTCATGGAGTCTACTAAATCGTCATGATCTCCATAAGGAAATGCTGCACATTCTTCGATTACATCCTGTGCAAATTCCATTTCGGTGGGCGCCCATATTCTCCCTGATTCAAACAGCGGAGAAACACTGTTAACTCTTGTATGTTTATCATTTCCTTTGCTCGGTGTAAAGTTAATTACAGGTATACCCATTTTCCTTAATTCATACGTTAAAGGTAGCCCTGATGCTTTACTCTCGACTATAACTGTCTCTGGTTTCCAATAACCGTATTGTTCAAGAGCAATACGTCTTAACTCTGGAAACTCATATCTACCCTTCAATGCATCTATAAGCATGAGACAGGGACCACTATCTTCGTCTGGTGTAAACACACCCCAAGTTGTAATAGCTGAATAATCGGCAGTTTCTTTTTTCATGAATGCAGTATCATATGATTGTATTACATGTTGTAACGGCGGTAATTCTTCTGCCTCCCATTTCTGCCACCACTCACGTTTGATAAGTGCACCTTCTTCTGAAGTAGGATTCTGCATATATTGTGCATTCCACTTTGAACCAGGAATCGAGGCTTTGACTG